CCATGGTATGGGATGCCCGATGAACAAACGGGGACTGTACATCCAACGATACCAGATAATCTATCTGGCCGACCCGTGCAGTCTCTCGGCATTTAGTCTGCAAAAAGACATTTAGCATGGAAATATTGAGGATTACAAAGAGAATCCACCATTTTGGGCCGCTTCGATACGTTGGACCCCATGGGGGGATTTTTGGAGTGGCCCCCCCCTGGCCACGCAACCCAATCACGATCTTGGGATGTGCATCATCTCATGAGTAACCGGTGTCTGGTACACAAAACCGTCCAGCTGATCAAGCCGGGGGAAAATATAACCCAGTGACGTCCTTTGGAGTGGGGATGCAAAGTCCACCTCAAACACATATCTGTTCCAGTAATCCAGCCAGTCCGCGTGTACAGGCTCCAGCAGGTGCAACGGTATCGGCTGTATGGGACCCTCGAAGAATTCTTCAAGAGCATATTGCTGTTGCAGAGTCATATCATACACAGCTTCCATAACCAACCTGGACCGAATGCCCACCGGACGCGGAGCGACCTCAGTGCGAAGAACCTCAACTAGTCGTGCCCTAGAATAAGAGTCCATCACTGCTCTCTCTGCCACAAAATCGTAAAGCTCCTGACGATTATGCGGCACACCCTTGAGAACCCAGAGCGCGAGTGCCTGCAACACTGGCGCCCCGTTATAGGCGGAGAGATAAGAATAGGCTTTGGCCACCAGGAGCATTCGGTGGATCTTGGGCCTAGCATTCACATAGTCTTTGGTCGACCAACCAAAGGTTGTGATTGACTTCCGAGGGTCTGGTAAGTTCGCCAAGTCGATTGGGTCGTAGACCATGCCACAAAAAGATGCCTCACAGACCGTTTCGTAGTGGTCTATTTTTGACATCTTTATGCCCAATCGCAGGAAAATGGCGGCGTCGGGACGAACCTTGTCCACGACTACCAAACTGTCGTCCCCCTCGTAGACGCCTCTACACACCGTGTTTCCAAGGAGCTCCAGGCAGACAAATCGCACGATCATCCGCATATTGAAGCCATTCCCGAGGGATGTGTTCATTTCGCCAGACATTCGCCTAGCGAGGACCCACGCAACAAAGTGCTTCGCCTGGATCCGATTCAGGCCGGTAATTCTGAGTATTCTCGCCCAATAGAGGTCGGGCATTTGAACGAGCATGTACTCATAGAACGCCATCTCAAGCGCAAACATAAGCGGACGTCTCTGTCTTGCTTCCCAGGAGCTGGCATCACCAGCAAAGGGGTATAGACCTGTGAACGAAAGGTAGTCCTCAATGTAGCCCGGGCGATCGGGCAGAGGAATCTTCTTTATGTATTCACAATGCTGAAACATCTTCTTTTCGATGCTCTTGAACACGGGTCCCAAAGAGACCTTCTCTTCGTCCTTTGCGGCGTTGATAGGTCTGTGGTGTTTGTACTCCGTGTAAGGCTCGGCCTTCGTGTGTTCACCGATTTCCCGCTTGTGCAAGACACCCACATAGGTATCAGGATCAGGCAATTCAAGCGCGACTTTGAGCAATTCTTCCTTTCGCCACAATGGGTACTCGGACTTCTCGAGCCACTCCACCAAGCATAGATATTCATCATATGCGAGAGGTTGACAGATGAGAGGTAACTCCTTGAGAGTAAAGAGCTTGAGCCGCGCGAATATACCTGGTTCAACAGGCAGGTTCGGCGTCAGGAAGCGCTTCTGCGCTCCCGCCATCAGGGATAACGAGTCCCCGACATCTGGATGTGGGCATGCTGCACCAATTACGTGGCACCCTAGTGACACATAGACCGGGAACCGCCGAGCGGTATTGTACGGCTTGATCGCCGTAATCCTGGTATCTGGGTCAAAATTGGTGTCATAGGGGGCTAGAGGAACCTCCCCGTAACGGTAGCCCCAACCAAGCACTCTTAGTTGGGGCCCTGCGCCCCCCCCTGGCTCCCATCCACAAAAAGCCTGTCAGGTAGCGCATCAGCACGCGCGGCAGCCCAGCGCAACAGTGTCAGGATAAGGTTCCCCTGAAACACCATATGGGCTTCATTGTCATTGCGGTCGAGGTTGACGCTCGACAGGCTCTGCAGATGCCGCCGAATGGCAGCTTCCACATCCTTACGAGCGGCTGAGGCAGCGAACACACGAGGCTGCTTCAGCTGAACA